TTGTCCTCATCAATATGTGGGTGGTGTCTCTTGTAATATCTAACCTTACTTTCCACCCCATTGTTACTACCCGGCTTCTTCGCGGACTCATATCTCCACTTGGGGACATATTTCTTGGGGAAGTAGATGAAGTCTTCGGAACGAGAGTCCGGTCTCGCATTTAGAATCTTCAACAGACCCTCATCCCATCGGGAGAAAGATATCTGGTTGTAGAGACAGATCACGTCGGGTGCGTCTGTATCGACGACTGCGCGGTAGAAGTTCTTTCCATAAGGCGTAATGAGATCATCACCGTCCACGTGGACCATGTAATCGTGTTTGCTCTCTAGGAATATTTTGAGGACTGCGTTCTTACCCGTTGCGGGTGTGCCGTCGGAGTCGGTGGCGAACCACTCGATCTTGTTCCTTTCGCAGTATCCTATCACCTCATACTCGTATTCAGAGTCTTGGGTGTTAATAACGACCGTGGTTTGGTCTTTAGATAGGGTGTCGAATTGACGAATAAGCGTATCGATATCACTACTAGTCAATACGTAGAATCTCAGACTTGACATTAAGCGCTTCGTTTCTGGTAAATCTTCTCAGCGAGTTCGTCTTTTGTTAGGCGTTTAAGGGAACACTCCCTGTCAACGCCTTCCTTAATTGCTATCTCAATGAGTCGATCTTTCCTCATTTTGTGTATGGGAAGTTTTTCAGCACAGGTTTCGTGGGTCTTTCTCAGACCCACTAACTTAATGAGTAACTCCCATAGCGAGTTCATAATACACTACTTAGGCTCTGGGGCCTTCTTGGTAGATTTACCCGCTTTAGACACAGTTTCATGACTATCGTCTTCCATGTCTTCAATCTTCTTATCAGACTTACCTTTGTGAATTTCTTGAGCACGTTTGGTGTCTGGAGTAGTAGAATCTTCTGGGGTTTCTCCCTTCGCAGCCTTTTGAGTAGCTTCGATCAATGCAGACCAGAACTCTTCAAACGCTTCCTTGGTCTCGATCTTAGAGATCTCTGCTTTCTTGTCAGCGGTCTTTGGGTTCTGTTTCAACTTGCTGTCACCACCTTCTGGTTCTGGCTTTTCTTCTTCCTCATCGTCATCACTCTCTGGTGCTGGTTTTTCGGACTCTTCTTCGCCGTCGTCTTTCTTAGGTGGGACTGGGGACTTCTTCTTCTTTGGTTTTTCTTCAGACTCTTCTTCGTCCTTCTCAACCTCTTCCTTCGCTGGTTTCTTACCACCATCGATTGCATCGTCAGTTGCCTTACGACGCTTGTGTAGGTATTCGTCAGAAGAATCTACATCGCCATCATTGTCGATGTCCTTGTCCTTACGATCATCGAACTTCTTATCGTTCTCTTTGTCGTTTACTGGATCAAGTTTCTTCTCGTGGACGCCTTTACCATCGCAATGGTCGCATCCTTCGCCCTTGCACTTAGGACATTCAGTCTCTTCTTTTTGCTTACGCTCAGAGACCATTTCCAAATACGCCTCCATAATTTTAGTGATATCTGACATCATAGTCTCCGTTAATTAGGCGTCAAAAAATATTTTGACGATCACACCGGCAAAGACTGTTGCGGTTAGAGTAATGATATACTGCATCACCTTCACGGTCTTACCTTGTTCGTTTACACTATCTTCGATGTCGTCCATTCTCTGAGAGAAACGGTTCATACGTTCGAAGTTTTGTGCGTTGGCTTTCTCTATATTGATCAACTTCTCCTCTGCACGAGCTAAGTTAATCATTGCATCGGAAAGTTTGTCGATTTTGTCCTCAATTCTAGCGAGGCGTTGTTCTTCACGTTGCACATGCTCATACAAGTCTTTGGAGTTATCGCTCATTTCGATTGTTCCATTAGTATGTGTTAAATGATATAAGTCATCTATATGATCTAGTGGATCCTTGTTCTGACTTACGAGTTAATGTTTCTATTTATACGAAATCAATTATCTACCTTGGCACCTGATCGCCACTGGTAACATGACCAGTAACGTGCCTTCCACTTCGGGCCAGGGTCGTCACAGTTGTGTCTTGCCCTGAAACTTTTACGACGATTTGGATCGTCTCTCTTGATTTCCATGTTAGGGTCACCAAAGTTCACCTTGACTACATTACCTTTTTCATTTTTTACATACACAGAAAACTTCTTTGGACCATCGGGTGTACGGAACGGATTGTTCAGTTTAACCTTCTTGCCCTGATACTCCGATTCCTCGACGACAAGAGTCTCGCCCGCACATGATTCGCAGCAGGCGTCAATAGTGTCTTCAAGGAATGTATTAAACGGTTTCATTCTCCAGAACCTCTTCACAGTTGTAGGTCTTACCCGCGAATACAAACGTAGAGTCACCTTTCGCCTTCGCCTGTTTCGCGGCGTAGATGAACTGACCTTTGTCTTCGGTCTTGACTGACTCGTTGTACTTACCCTTGCCATGTTTTGCAAGTAATTCTTTTGCCTTGGAACTATCGTGGAAAGAGAATGTATAAGACTTACCGTCTTTTTCGTCCTTGACCACATAACCAGATTTGGTCATCTTAGTGATCTTGCCCATTCTCTTATCGCCATTCTTAGGTTCGTAGAAATCAACACCTCTTCCAACGTTGATTGAGTTCTTTGTCTCTGCGCCCATGCCTTTAGTTGCAAGAGTTCGGTAATTTTCATCAAGCGATTCTACTGAGTCCTCTAACCCTTCACGCATAAGTTTACCACCTTTTACCCTGAATCCGTTATCTTTTAGGATTTTAGTAATAGTGGTCTTCTTTACCAAGTCGTCCATATCCTTGAGCAACTTAGTCAAACCCATGAATGCCTTATCCTGTACACTTAAAGAGGAATTCATAAACATAACACGTGCGAATGCAGCGGCCTTCTCGAACTCAATACCCTTTTTCTTATGTTTCAAGAGTTCATTAGATATCTTTTCAAAATCTGCGGCTTCGTCAAGTTCTACATCCTCAACATCTTCTTTAACAGTTCCGGACACACGCAATGCTGCGATGAATGCCTTGCCTTGTGGACCTTTGATGCCTGCCTTAGCCATTGCTTTATTGATAGCACCACGATTCCACGGTCCCATGTTTACTGCTTCGTCAAGTTCGACCGACTCATTAGTACCTAGAATCTTGTATGATTTGATACTTGCAGCCATATTACCTAGCGCAAGAGTCGCGTCCTTACCATTACGACTGTATAGGTGATACTTACCTTTACCATCAATGGTCATATTAACCTTGTCGACATTGTACTTTGCACTACGAGATGTACTCTTTACAGTGAAAACTCGCTTCTGACTAGAACTAATAGAAGAACCGAATTCAATCTCAATTCGCATTCCCTTCTTTAACTTCTCAAAGTCGGACCGTGATACTGCTGCCTCTGTTAGATCAAGCTGTACCGACTCTTCGACAGACTCAAGCTCAGCAGTGACCTTACCTTCTCTTAATTCAAAAAAATCTTTCACTTTAACTTCCTCTTGATGCGCCTCGAAATACCTTAGATTGTGCGCGATTTGTATTATTACTTTTCAGATTTGGGCCGGGATCGCCCTTTAAACTAAACCTATTATTTTCAGAACTAGTAGACTGCAACCTTTCTCGTTTCTCTTGAGACATCTTTTTGTTGCGTGGTTTCTTAGTCTTACTCATATTTATTCCTTATTTTAATTTGTCCTGTCGTCGACGATCTCGGGCCATTCGCAACCAGTCTTTTGATGCGCGACTGTTATGTTGTCTGACCGCACTGAAAATCTTTTCAGACTCCGCCTTTGCTTTTTTTAAACTTAGGATCTTTCTTTACCGAATCAGGAGTCAACCCTGTAGAACCCCTAGGAAACTTTTTAAGTTTATCCGCCGAGACTCTTTGCATCTTATCAAGTTCTCGTGACTTATTATACCACGCATCAAACTGGGCGTCAGTAGATTCTACTGCGTAACCCATCTTCTTCAATTCTGCCTTGGAGAAGGATGGTGGTGGTTTACTGAAAAAGTCAGCCGACTTCTTGATCCTGTCTAGTTTCTTTTGAGACCCAAGACCATGTTTCGCCGCACGTGCGGAAAGACGGTCTTGTGCAGACCGCCTTGCTTCTCTTATTTCAGTAAACTTTTTCATGGTATTAAGAAGCTTCACCTACAAATAGGTCAGTAATAAACCAATTATGATTGCCATATTCTTCATCGCCATTTCCTTGGAAGATGACAAGATCAACAACTATTTCATTTTGGTTATACCAAGACAGAGTAAACTCGCCGCCTGAGTTAAACGGTTGATTTGGTACTGGACCAGCAATAGTTTGAGCACCAAAAGTATCATATTGATCCGTCGTAGAACTTGATGTGAATGCATAACCCGCATCAACAGCATGCGCAATGACATGATTCAAACTAGTATATGCGGCTGTTCCGGTTGGAATTATGACGAAGTTCCTTCCATGATTCAAACTAGGGCCGATATTGTCTGAAGCAACATTCATTGAAACACTGATTGTGGTATCAGCAGGTAACGTGACCGTCTGTATAAGTTTTACTGGTACGCCATCGGTACTATATTCTATATCTCCATTAGGAGATACAATGACAGTATTTTGTTCATTACCCTGCCAGTTTGATGGAACAACTAAGTTTTGTGGTGGCGGTGGTGGGAATGGGAATTGAACCATATGTAATTTAGTACCGAATTCGTAAATGTGTTCTGCTCGGTCAACAGAAGGTTCAGTGATTTGATAAGGAGCTGCCGATAGATCATTTAGGTCATATCTCCACACATATGCTCCATCGGTGCCCGAAGTCGCATACCAAGAAGCTGCACCAGCACTTCCTCTATCTGAGACATATAGATAATTGTCATCTGTAACTAATGATGCACCAAATCGGTCAGAACCACTATCAGTACTATTAGATAACGGTGCTGTTATTATCTGACTAGGGGAAGACAAGTTTGACTTGTCATATACATAAACCCTACCCTGTTGACCGTCACCGCCCACATTTTCAAGCATAGCACTTAATATAAACTTATCATCTGTTTCTTCTATATAACCAGCAAATGCGGCATAATTACCATTTGGGGCTGGGTAGGTTATAGTAGATACAAGGTTTCCGGTTGTTATATCTCGTATCTGCATCTGACCATTATGAATAGTCGAGTTATTAGGATTATACGAAGCATTTACACCCACATAGATCTGACTTCCATCATTTGAAATACGTAGACCCATCCAAGAACATGCTCCTTGAAGATCTTCGTCAGTTAGGTGTATTGGTGATGATAGGTCGGATAAATCATATATTGATACTGATCCATGATTATATGAAGATGTGGAACTATTATCATAATTGTCGTCACCTACAACCAGATGAGTATTGGTAGCGTACATCTGCGAAGCGAAGTTCCATTGACTATTGGCTGGTGGTCTAGTGTCTGAAATAACTGTCGGTGAAGCAGACAGATCACTTAAATCGTAAACAAAAATAGTTTGGTCACCTTGTTCACTGACAAACAAGTGAGTATCGTTAGTCGTTACAGACTTGCCAAAATATCCGTTCTCCGAAGGTGTAGGTGAGGTCATTGTAGTAACAGGAGTAGTTAAATCGGATTTGTCGTAAACATATACAACACCTTGATTGCCTAATCCACCAAGATCTTCATATTGTGCCCCCATGAATAATTGTTCATTACGAGAAGTAATAATTGAACCCGCATGTCCAACACCATCACTATAATTATTCCACTGGTTAGCATCATCCCCGTTAGGGCTATTGACTACAATAGGATCTGCTTCGATGTTATATACATCATACAAATACACTCTGTCTTGATATGGATAGGAACCGGATGTTCTTTCTCCTTCAGCCACTCGTACCACAAGGTATGTCGGAATTGGTGGTCCTACGTATGGTGGGTTGTTTGCGTCAACACCGGCAATTACTTGACCAGCCTGAAACACCGCACCCGCTAAAATTTGATTTGCCATTTTTGTTAAAAACCTCTTTTGAGTTTTATGCTAAGTCTTTGTCATGGTTAAGGTTACCTTTCTTCTTCTTTACGATGAAAGCATTAACCCTTGCCATTCCCCATTGTTGCGGTGTGGTGCCTGGGCGGTGACCCGTCTTCCATGCAGCAACACCTCTATTATAAACTTTGCGAAGTGTGTCCGGTGAGATACCCGACTTCTTCGCCTTCGCTGCGATACCGTCTGGACCTTCCTCTAAATCGAGATCAGAGTAGAGACCATATCTTTTTTCTTCAAGGTACTTCTTGAAATTTATCATGCCAATTGCCTTATCATACCCGCCAATGCCTTTCTATCCATGTCCAGATTGAACTTACGAATAGTGTTAGCGGCGTGATATTCTATTGAACGTCCGTCTCCAGATTTATCAAGTTCTTTCTTGATGTACTGTGCGACTTTCTTATATTTATTCCTATGGATAGACTTAGCGTCCAACTTATTCATGAGATCAGTCACCCAGTTCTCTAGGATCTTATCCTGTTCTTCATACATGTCCTTGAACGCCTTGGTATACTTCGATGGTTTGGTCTTTGCGGTTGCATCGCCTGGCGCTGGTTTGTATGCAGATGAATCGTTGTCTGCTTTTTTTACCGTGTTTATTGAAGTGCGCATCACGTTTATCTTTGGTGGACTTCTTGAGTCCTGCGTGATATCGCGCTGGTTGAGTTCCTTCCTTATCCTTTATATCAGGATCCTGAGCCTCATACTTGATCTCTGGACTTGTTGTCTTGAATCCCTTCTTGCGCATGATGGTCTTGTTGACCACCTCGAACTCACCGTCTTTGAAATTTACAACAACCGGAAGATTCAGATCTGACTGCATGTCCTTGAGGACCGCTTCTGCATCTCCGTGTTTCTTAATGTCTTTGCCCTTGTTCTTTGCAATCTTCTTGAACAAACGCTGAATCTCTGCGACCTTGATCTCTGGGTCATTGCGCTTGTCGTTCATACGATCTGCGAAATGACGGGTGAACTCGACATCGATGTCGAACTTCTTCAACAAACGATCACCGAACTTCTCTAGGTCGTCTATTTGTCTTTGTGATACATCCTCTTCAAGTTTCTCGACTGCGTCTAACCACTTGCGGGACTTCTTGCCATTGTGTTCTACAATGACGTAATTTGCTCCTAAAACGACTACAGTAGCCACCTCATCACTTTCTTTGATGACTACTGTATCGCCGACTTCAAACAGAGAACCCGCAACATATTGTTCGCGAGTTTCTGATACTGTTTTTAGTTCTAGGTGATTACGGAATTCTAGGGCTTCTTTAAGTCCCATGCCCTTACGCACGTCGTTAAATAACTTACGTGTGTCTTTATCGGACATAGACTTGGGAACGCCTTGCGCGAACGTTACGAAATCATTATTCGCTGCATTCTCTCGCTGTTTAGACGCTGACATCCCTTCCACACCACTAGCGTCTGGATCTCTCTCACCAGCAGATACTATGTTAATGTTTTTAAAATTGTAGAAGCCATGACGGCCCTTCGTCCCGTTGTATTTTTTCAACAGGACATCGAATTCTGTAATACGGTCTTCCCCAACGACCATTGTTACTGACTTGTAACCTTGGTCATACAGAGCGACCATCGCATTGATTGCGGTCTTTACCGACTTATCTGCGATGATGTTTCGTGCATGTTTTGGAAACATCTTACGTGTGTGTTTGATCTTATCACTATACGACAACGGGTTCTTTTTCGGGTCTTGAGATTGCGACACGAAGACTTTGTAGTCAGACTTACCCGACTTGGTTGATAGTGTGTCCATGACCTTGCCGTGACCAACGGTGGGCGGGTTCATGCGACCAAACGTGAAAAATACTTCACGCTCCTCTTCTACGAGGTATTGTGAAAAATTCTTTATCATTACTTTTGACCGCGTCCACGTTTACGTTGTATTTCTGCCTTACGAACAACCTTTAGTTGTTTCTTGGCACCACGGTCAATTTTCTTTTGCATGGCAGGATTGTCTAGACGCTTCTCGATGTTCTTCTTCTGCGCGAGTGACATTTGATCTTTTGACTTACCCTTTGCAAGTTTGTCTACCATCTGGTTACGCGCGGATCTACGTGCGCGTTTCTTTAGTGTGTCCATGTTCGCCATCTTGCGTTCTGATTTCTTTCGAGCAATAGCGATCTTCGCCTTGTTCTTTTTCATTCGCATTGCGAGTTTACGTCGCTGGGCGTTATCTAGGACTTCGTCCACAAATTGTTTAAACGACTCCACAGTCATTATCCCCTTTGGTTTTTCCCATGTTATCTACGGGCGGAATCCCACCCTTTCAATATATCAGATGAAAAGTTGTTGTATGAGAACTCCATACGATCAACCAATTTCACCGCATCACCACCAAGTGTATCGATCACCACATACCCCTCTTCTCCAGTGACTTGGTATCCGTCAACTGTCTGAACGAAGGTATCGATCGTCTTTAGTTTGTCCAAACTATTTATAAGTTTTAATTTGACCAGTACCATCAAACGTTGCATTTCAAACATTTTTACGAGATTTGCCTTGTTGTCTGACGAGAAAAACTTCATTTCATCTGCATATTTCTGAATCCACGAGTCTTTTCCACGTTGGGACTTCTTACTGGCGATCTCTTTTTGATAGTATGCTTGACGGTTTGCGACCAATCCCGTGACGTGTTTGGTAGAGTCTGGGATGAGTGCGCCTGCACGAACGAACGAATTATTGTATGTCTCGATCGCCTGTGCAAGGTTCTGATTTGATTCTAGAGACTTGATTGTGATCTCAGAAGTCTGACCAAAAAGACGACCAATTTTAGTTAACAGAGAATTGACCTCTTTGGTGTCTTCTGAACTCATGGTCGCGTTAGTCACGTCGCGGAGCATAGCGTCTTGCGACCATACATTGCGCGACGTGCGGAACCGAGACATGTCCACACCATAGGACGCCTTCATGTTCTCAAAAGATGTTCCGGTGTAGGTCGTATGCCATACAATACCAATCTTTGCGGCGCGTATATCTGCTGCCTGTTCCCAAGGTACTGCGTATGCGATAGTGTTTGGGTGAAAGACAACGTATTTCTTTCCTCCAATTTTCTTACCCTGTAGGTCTGCACGACTAAACAGGAAGTCTCCCTGAACAACACCCTTGATGTTTAGGTCTGGGAGATACTTGAGTGCCTGTTTCAATTTTGAGTTTAGGTCTCCCTTGGTGTCCGCGTCGATGTCCGCGTCGGTCTTGTAGACCTTCGGGTTCTTGTTGAAGATGCCCTTCTTCGCGACAAAGAACTGACCGTCTGACGGGTCGGTGCCACAAAAGATGGCGGGTGCACCGTCCCACTTGACCGACACATTACCCGCCTTCTTTCCCGCTAACATATCACGTAGTCCCGTTAATGCATAAATTGCTTCACGCGTACCGTCGACACCACCGTAGAGAACCTTGTCCTCAATGTGGGTCATGTGAGTGTTCTTTTGTTCAGTAATGTAGGAAGAGAAGTTTTCTATTACCATGTTGGTGAACTCATTGCCACGTTTCCAGAAAACTCTAAACCAAGAGCATCCATAAGGGTTGATACCCCTTTCTGTGCAAGGGTTTTAAGATTACCGATCA